CTGTGCTGTCTTCATCTGCAATTGCGCACCATAACTGTTGACCTGTTCCCCAGTAAGCACCACCATTGTCATACCCATCAATTAAGGTAACTCTGAATAGTCTGATAATAGGCTTAGCAGGTGGCTTGCCATATTCAGACCTGCCCATATAAGCACCTCTTTCTGAGTAACCTTTCTCGAATTTGTATTCGCTCATAGTCTCACTCCTCCTTTAATTGTCTATAAGTTATTAATATAATTTACCATTTGCAGTAAACTCATACTCATTCGCCTCTATCGTCTCAATAATCGCTTTTTCACTGGTGAGGTAATCACACTCCCTCTGAAGCATCATTGAGTAATCCTCAAGTAAGGACTTCAGGAACTCTAGGTCAATATCTTCAGTATCAATTTCATTGCAATAATCACAATACTCTGAATACCCTGATGAGCTACCAGGGACACAAAACATATCTGCATCATCCTGACATTGTCTTATCACTGACCTCTTGTACTCAATAAGGTAGTCCTGTGCTGTCCTATAGGTATCACAGTGCTCACCGTGTTCAGCCAAGATAGCCTTCGCCACGTCAACGGCACTTTCAATAAACTCACCCTTACAATGCCTGTAACGGTCAAGATCAAAGCTTGTAATCTTCAATCCTATCCTTTCAGCATCCTCATAGGTGAAATCCCACCAATCATGATCAACGTTGATGTCAAACAGGTTGTTTATAGCCTTCTCTTGTCCTTCAACGGACAGTTCAGCAAACTGGTAAATGTTGATTGTAACGGTCTCAGTTCTCATTGGGTCTCACTCCTCATTATCTTCAGTTGGTCCATAAGCGGACTCAAGTTCACATCCACAGTGACAGCAACACTCTTCACCCTCATAAAGGACTGTTGCACCCTCTGCTTTCCATCCGCTATGCCTGTCATGACTATTGGTTGCCTCAACGATCAGCCTGTAATTCTCACGGGCACACTTAGGACACATAAGGCCGTCAGCCATTACCATATAAACCGGATAGCCTCCTGGCCATGCGTAAGGGCTTCTTATTGCTTCCTTCACTTGTTCAAGTATTTGATTTCTCATCGTCTCGCCTCAATATCCAAGGATGTCTCTTAATTCGTTCCAGGTTCTAGCCTCTTCATAATCTATTCCAATCTCACCTATATCGTTGATCCATACGACCTCTACTTCCAACCTGTCCTCTACAATCACAGCGGATGTGCTGTGTTGTTCTGTATATCTCTTCATTTGTTCAAGTATTTGATTTCTCATCTCGATACCTTATTGGATTGTTTCGACCTTGCCTTGGTCTCGTCAGTACATTGCTTTTATGTATACACTCTCATCTGGTTACCACCTTGCCGTCATCGCTTGCGCTCAGGTATAGGGCTTATGCCGTCTTGCCTTGGCGAATCCGCCGTTGCCGTGTGTTGTCCGCTTTAATGATTCCAATGTACACGGTAGTGTGTTGTTTGTCACGAAAAAAGTGATGTCTTGTGTCGTTTAATTGCTTTTCTTTTGTAACTATTTGATATTTCATTAGTTAGAATGAGGATTAAATGGTGACATCTGCCGACCATGTGTGCTGTGGTGTGCTGTGGTGTGCCTGGATTGAAAACAATAGATAAGAGAAAGATGAGAAAGAATTCCGACTGCAGTCATTATTGACCACGGTCGAAAAGTGCAGGCCTTAGGCCGTCCATAATAAGGTGATATAGCACAGCACAGGACATTAAGTCTTGTGTCGTAGCAATGATATCAATATCTTATGCTATATTGGTGACGTTATTGGTGTCAACTGGCCATCCTGGTCTACCTTGCTCAATCTCTTGTCCTCTTTCTCTTCATACCTTTAACTAATTGAAAACACTCAAGATCGACAAAGAAAGCTGTTCAAAGATCGAAGGAGGACCGACCCCACCGGGGGACACCACCCAGACGCATGCGTAAAGGCAGGGCTTCACATTTTTCTGCCAAATTTCAGCCTCCAAGGACCTCCATGACGCCCTCAGATATTCCACAGTCACCTATGGTTCACCATGTCCAGCCAAGGAGTGACACCCTGAAGAAGCCAAAGGAGAGTAAAGACTCCCTCAGGGTGTCAAGTTGAGCGCGTTTATCTATGGTATTGGAGTAGTCTCATCATGCATTAGCATCTGTACCATCAGTTACCTATTAGTTAACTATAAGTTTCCTCAGTTCTCTCTTAAGAGAGGGCAGTAGTCACTAATGACGCAATAACAATCAGATAGCAATGATTACCTAGCATACCTGGAGTAGAGCTTACTATTCCAATTATTTCCCATAGTTACCTCTTTAACTACCCCTCGATTGACCTGATGATTGATGAAATTCTCAAGGGCTTTATCGAGGGCTTCCTGCTTGTAGCTCTTTACCGACTCATTCTCGTCCCTGGACATGCTCTCAAGCCAGTAGGCAACTGCGATGGTGAGTGCATCGACTTTATCATCATGCTTCAATGCTCCTCGCTCTTTGCACATCCGGGTTATCTGGTAGAACAATGAGTAGTTCCGGTCAACCAATGCTGCCTTCTCGTCTTTGCGGACCACCCTCTCATCAATGATCAGCCTGTGCTGGTTCATGATTGGCTCAAGGGTGTCGATTATGCGCTTCTCCTTTTGGATGTTGTGCTTCACATCGGTGAGCTTACATTGGTGATACTGGTTCAACACCGGCTGGAAGATCTTGGTGAACATACCGTCACCGAAGTTTGCCTCAATGATGATCTCGTTGACCTTGAACTGCTTGGCGATCTTCGCCAGCTTGATAAGTGTGAGGTCATCGTATCCCCCGGCGAACCCATCACAGTCCATGACGAACAGGTTGCCGAACAATTGATTGACTATAGCGTAGCCAGTTTGATCTTTACCTGACCCTGAGGGATCTATGGCCATCACTCGGCCCTCATATTCAACCCAGTTGTCCTTGTCGTAGAACATAGGGCCGAACCATCGGTCCCCGGTGAACCCGATCTGGAAGAGATCCTTCATGAGTTGCTCCTTGGCAGACCCATACTGGATGCTGAGAGGAGCCTTGTCGATGTTCAGGTTGGTGATGATGAGGTCTGAGGTCTTCAGTGGGTATCTGTCTTGATCTGATAGCGAAGTGTCCAGCATGAACTGGAGAGCGAAGTCAGACTTCCCGTAGGCGAGTTCCCTCTCAAGGAGGTCTTGATCAGTGAACCGGCGTGGATCAGTGGTCTTCCCGGTGAGAGCATCGGACATCTTCTCGGCAATGAAAGGAGCCAAGGCACCGTTGTAGACATCCTTGACCGGATATCGTGCTGGCCAGATCCGACAATGGTATCCACGGTCCCGAAGGGCATTGTAGATACTCTCCTCGGTTTGAGGTGTCCCAAGGTACGTAATGCGTCCGACCTCAGGCACGATAATAGCCTCGAACTCCATACAGGTCTTCAAGAGCTTCTCTCGCATGTCCTGGGTGAGACTGTTGTTCGGAACCTCAACGTCATCCGCAATGATATGGGTTGCACGAGATCCAGCCAGTTGCCCAAAGACGCCTGCTGACTTCACCGATGGAGCATGAGCCGCCCTGGCTGGTGCTACGTCGAAGGCGAGTTTGGACTCCCTCTGGTCTGGCAGGGGAGCGAGGTGTTTGAGGATTGGCACCTCTTTGATGAGGCGTAGTGTGAATGTGGAGAAATCATCGGCTCTCTGCTTTGACGCAGAGACAACCAAGTACTTCGATTGTGGGTCTACAAGGAGACCCCAGCAGACATAGGCACTGGTGATCCATGATTTACCGATTCCACGGAATCCTTCAATGACTTGTCTCTTTGGTCCATGTTGGAGGTACGAGGCGATGTCATATTGGACTGGAGTCGGTTCAGGTAGCTGGAGGTGCTTCCAGATGATAAAGAGAAAGTTCCGGAAGTCATTCAGGATGGCTGGATGCACAAGTGCCGAGCTTGAATAGCGTTTCGACATTGTGTTCCTAATTACTGGAAATAGAAATGCCCAGGAAGCCCTCTAGGAGCCTCTCTGGGCGATCAGGAGTATTTCGTGTAGGATTGGATGGATTAAGCCTTAATCATCACACAGGGCTTAATTGTGGCCTTGGATCTCATCGAATGGCAGTGGCTCATCCAAGGCACCGACGTGTTCACCTTTGGGGATCTCGATGCCGATCTGGTAGTCACTGATCAACTTCAGGGCGATCTCTTTATCCTTTGGGGAAGCCGAGCCATCGGTCATGCAGTTCTTAAGGTTGTTGACGACTGACCAAAAGAGATCCTTGAGGTCTTTCTCACTGACGGCTTTGCTCACGTGTGCCTCCTTTTAATGCTCTTAACTCTTCTATATACTTGTCCATCTTGTCGATCAGTTTCCCTGTGTTCTCCTCCAGGTTGCCTACCCGATTCCTGAGAACCGGATAGTCTTCCTGTTGAGCTTGATGCTGGGCAATCCATTCGGAGTGAATCTCCTGTCTGGTTTGTAGACGTGATGCCCACCAGATCCCTGTTGCAGCCTGAAGGAAGATCGTAAAGACGAGAGCAAGGAGAGTTCCTTTGTCTCCCATCAGGCACCTCCGTTATAAGGCTTACCGTCGAGGTAGAGCAGGCCATCCTTGACTTCCGTCTTATACCCATAGCCCTGCATGCACCCATTGACCTCATCGACCGTTGGGGTGCCGTTGGGGCTTGTGGTGCACTCTTCCCAATGCATTGGATTAACGGTGGTTGCTGCGGTCTCTTCCTTGTCCTTATCCTTGGTTGCACCGGCTCCGCTTGCAGTTGCCTGAGACTTATCGTTCGCTACGGCAACCGTTGAAGTTGTCTCGGTGGTCTTGGTCACCCCAGAGTTATCCCCAGAGGTACTGATTCGGTCCCCGACCTTCCCCATGATTGAATCGGTCAGCTTGACTGCCCCAGTGGTCACGATGCCCATCGTCACTACGCTCTTTCCATCCGATGAGTATTGCCGGTGAGATGCTTCGGTCTCCATCACGTAGGTCTTATAGGCATCCCACATGTTGGTCCCAGGCTTACAATCATTGTCCTTGCCCCAGACACCTTTGATCATGCTCATGGTCTCCCTGTGCATCAGGGCCATGGCTTTATCGGTGCTACCTGTAATCTTGTCGTACTGGGCGAGTTCCTGCTGCTGCTTCTCCTTTGCCCATTGGAGACATCCGCTGAGAGTGGCTTGCTCCTTCGAGGCCTCCAAGGCAACCTGGGTGGGCGTGACGAACTCAGCAGGAGACTTGGTGGAACAAGCCCCAAGGAAAAGCATAATGGTGCAGATCGTGATCAGACCAAATGTTTGACTCAGTTGTAGCCATGCGATGTGTTTCATTTCATGCCTCCGTGGGAAAGCGAGTAGTGGTTTCCATCTTTGAACCGGCCTCCCCAGGAGCCACCAATTGACTCCCAGTATTCCCCGATGGGTTGATGATCTTCAGTACTTTGGAGCCACTTACCATCCTTAGAGAACAGGTTGAGGTCGATGGCCAGCCGCTGTTTGTGCAGGGAGGTCTCGCTACCGTAGGGACACCTTGGGTCACGATAGGCGTCACCAAGGGTGAACTCATAGCCACTCTGTTTGATGAACGTGAAAAGCTGGATGAGCATGGTGGCGAATCTCTGCTGCTTCTTCAATAATTCAGACATAAAACTCCTATTGTTGTGAGGGCAGGGCGCACCGTACCCTCCAATTGTCACACGATATCGTGTAGATCAGGACGCAAAGAAACCCTTACCGGATACCAATGGCCTTCTCGATCTCAACAACCCGATCTGCGAGTGCCGATACCGTGGCCTTCTTCCCAGTGTCCTGCTTGAGATTCACTTTGATCTGCTTCCGAGCCTCAAACTCAGCCTTATTGAATTTATGAGCCATCGTTATACCTCCGGAAAGGATGGAATTATGGATGCGAGTTCTTCCTGGGTGACCACTGCTGCGGCAAGGTCGAACACTCGGTTCTCTTCAGCGATACAGTCTGCAATGAAGTTGACCATAGTGGCCTTCTGGTCGGCTGGGTAGACACCAAGGCTCATCGAACTCTGCACCGTGAGTGGGTACTTGGCGAGGATGTGGGCTTCACAGGTTGCCTTGTTGGCTTTCTGCACTCGGACCTTCTCGTCCTCAAACAGTTCAGCATCAAGTCCCGGCCACTCGGCCAGCTTCTCGCCGTCCCACATGTAGTGAGTTGGGTTAACGTTGAACCACCCACAGAGGGAGGGATGGATGTCCTTGGCGTACTCGCCTTCTTTGGGGTCGCGGTTGCAGTCGATGCCTCTGTTAGTTACTGCGTTGAAAATCAATTTCCACATGGGGTTATCTCCTTACTCTTACAGACGAAATTACTAACTTGCCGTTGTTTACGGCAGTCTTGAAGTATCTTAACGGCGTGAACGGAAGTTCTGTTGGATTTAGGTACGTATAATTACCCCATGCGTGAGCATCGGTATCGTTGGCCGCGTTCAGTCCGTATCCTATACAGCTCTCCATGTTCACACCATCAAGGCTGGACATACCTACATCTTGCGTGCCTCCGCCGTCCCTTAAACCATAGACGATGCCAGCAATTCGGTTCTCAGGGAGAAAGGCGACATGTGAGTACTGCGTATACGTGGGAGTGAGGTTGGACGCGAAGGTGTTTTCAGACGCCTTGCCAAACTTCATCAAGCCATCAATCATGATGAAGATGACCAGAACACCGCTTCCGGTGTTCCTGGTCCACCCTATCCATCGCCATTTCAACACGGTGCCGTCACTGGCAACTGCGGCTTCCGTGGTGTAAGCCTTCACCGCGAAGCCCCCGGCAACCAAGCTCACCACATAGATATGGAAAATCTGGTTTGGAGTGGTGGCGAGGGCGAGCGGAGTGTCGGCAGTCAGGGCAAGAGGGACGAGGCGGGTGCTGTCCATGCATTCGCCTTTTGTGACTGTGATCTGATTGGCCCCGGTTCTGATGATGTCGAAACCGTCAATGTCGCCGTGAGGATCAAGGCCGGGGACAGTCTGGAGTCCGCTGTTGATCGCCACAGGGGCAATCTCCAGGGAGCGGTCGAGCTGCCATATCTGGAGGTCGGCGTAGATTGAGGGGATGGTGGTATCCGCCAGCATTCCATCAGAGTTCCGAAGGCCCAATCCGTTGGTGGGTCTTGCCTCTCCTGAGTAGTATCGAATTTCGATATACCCGGCCTCACTTAGGACTACCTCCCCGCCACCTCGGCAAACCACGTTGCCATACCCACTGCCTTGGTAATCTGAGGGGGACAAGGTGTCAGTCTGGAGGATGCCGTTGACAAAGACTGCCCCTAAGAAGGTCGTTGCTGATGCAGGTGCCACCCACGTTTGGGCAAAATCTACGCGATACCTGCCAGCCGCAAGGTTGACCCTTGGAGAAGCCAGTGTGGCCCCTTGGATGTCATTCGTGATGACAGTGTTGAAGACCCTTGCGGTCCATGCATCTCCAACCATGCTGCCACCAGCAACGTTATAGGCCTCTCTGTGCTGGGCATGGAAGAAGGGATTGATCTGCTTCATCAAGGACTTCCAAGATCTCGCCCCTCCTACAGTGGACGCCAGCACCTTCCCATCCTCATCAGGATTCCCCAGTGAGTTCTCCTTCGAGGAAAGGTCGATGAACTCAGGGACATACCCATCAGTGAACGGCGTAGCGACCTTCAGGAACTTCCCTTGGTCAGCCTCGGTTAACTCTGGGAGATCCTCGGTAGCAGCCAGAGTCGCATCGCGGGCGGCTTCGGCGGTAGCTTGTGCGGTAAGAGCCGCACCCTTTGCCGCTATTGCTTCCTCCTTCGCCTCTATAGCACCGGCAGTGGGAATCATGAGGTCCACATACGCCTTCGTTGCAGCGTCCTGTGGGTCAACCGGGTTAGCCACATTGGTCACTCTTCGTCCTGCGAGATCCCAGAGGTCCGCCAGGATATCCATTGAAAGCGCGGTACCGGTTCTCTCGACCGCTTCCTGCATGATGTAGAAGAGTTCGTTCTGGCTGGCATCGAGAGTCTCCTCATCGAGAATCGAGCTGTCCGTGAAGTCTGCAGCCCGTTCAGCGTAAGGCGTCTCCCTTTTGAGGAACAAGGTTAACCCGGCTGCTGGCATTGAGTTCATCCTGATCGTGGATGTGGTCAGCCAGGTCCACTCTTCGTTCAGGAGTCCGTTGAGGTAAACCTTCACATGCTCCCGTTCGAGATACGGAAAAGGCACAGCAAAGACTTGCACAGTCCCATCACATGGATAGGATGTATACGTATATGCCATTAATTATTGTCCTTTTATTGCTAATAGTTGTTCTTGGTGTTTGGCTTGGAGGGCATCCATGAGACGTGCTTGGATCTCCGGGTTCTCTTTGGTCAGCATCTGGTTGCCGATGTTGTGGTAGAGCAGTCCTGCCTTTCGGACCATCCCTCGCTTGGTTCTGCTTCCGGAATCATCGGAATCCCCTGTAGGAGCCATCTTGTAGGCAGGGGATTGAAAGAGGTCGGCAAGGTACGTCTGGAAGTCTTTCCCGCCAATCTTGGCTTCCTTCAAAGACAACTCATGGAGACGGTCTCGTTCCATTCCAGAAAGCGGAGTTGCCGCGAGGTGCTTCTTGGTGCCGAGGACAGCCTCCTTCGGGATTTCCTTCATCTTTGCTCTGATGTTATAAAGCTCCCGCTTGACCGGATCATGCTCTTCAGTCTGCTTATTGACCTGGAGATATCCGCCCCACAAGGCGTCCTTATAATGGATCTTGTCTCCGGTGATGAGGTCTCGTTTTGCCATAACTCCTTCGGATTTAAGCCAGATCCTCTTCTTGAAGTTGTCTGCGAACTCGTTGATCTGTTTGACCTCATTGTCGAACTCCAAACGGTTGATCTGGTTCATGAAGTTCGGGATGAAGCTGGAGGTAAAGTTGGTCAGCCACCTTTCAGACTTCTTGGAGTCTCCCTGGCTGTTCAAGATCCCATCCGAGAAATCGACGAGACCCTTCAGGTAGGTCTTGGAGGCAAGGTTGTTGCTGAAGGCGAGAATCAGACCACCAGCTACTTCTCCCCATTCCTGCTCATCCGAATGCTGGATCAGCTCGGCCATGTCTGCGGTAAGTCCGAAGAACAGTCCGAACGGATCGAGCCTGGAGAATGAATGCCAAGTGTCACCGATCTTCACCGAGTACGATTGCCGGTCGATCAGGTCATTCATGCCGTTCCGGTAGTCCTCATGGGCACCGCCCGCGAGTAGTCCCTGGCTGGCCAGGAACCCGGCAGTGGCAAACATCATTGAACCTGTGGCAACCTTGGCCTCCGCAAGCTCCTTACGCACCCCACCAGCAGCAATGTCCTCCTTCATCATTGAAGACACCCTGTTGATGAACGGAGTGTGGTGTCCTGCATACTTGATGATATTGGTGGGAGTCCTGATGAACGGCATGACGAACCGAAGGACAGGCACCTCGTTGACTACTCGCTGCACTGATTTTCCGGCTGTTCCAAGGTCTCGCTGGAAGGTGTTGTACTTCGCGTACTTCAAGGCTTCCTTGTGGTGGCCAACAGGAGGATTCTCCATGTAGCCTTTGACTAACTCCTTGAGAGCTTCACCTTCCTTCCCGGCTCTGCGTCCTTCGATTGAAGCGGTCATAGCCAGATGTCCACGGTAGTTCACGGTCTTGAACAGCTCATCGGTAGCCATCAGGACACGCCCAGGTGCACCTATCACGCTCTTGATGAGCTTAAAGGGCTTACCTAGGAGCGAGTTGTCGATGTTCAAGGACTCACCAATGTTTCCATCAAACTTCCCGAGGTTATCGGTAGGATCGATTGCGGATGTCTCATGTCTGAGAGCAGTCCACATGGTCCCCACTGGCTTCAATGGGGCGGTCCTTGCCGCTACTGCACCCTGTGTCGCGATCTCGCCTGCGGCCCTGGCTGAATGTCCGGTGACCCTGATTGCATCCATGAGACCTGTCCACATACCTACGATCTGGTCTTTCAAGACACCTCCGGTAATCTCTCCGCTTCCTCCAAGGGCATTCTTGGTTGCTGCATACCCTGATTCAGCGATAGAGTTTCCGATGACTGCGGCGTTTGATACTGCGTTGACAATCCAGGTGGTAGGAGAGGACAACAGAGAGTTGATCCAATAATACTGGACCGCATCGAGCGACTTGGCCATCCATGACTTCTCAAGGAAATTCGCTTTGGACTTAGAGTCTGCCAGGGTGAGGAACCGTTTCGCTTTGTCACGAAGGACTTTCTCGCCACCACGACTGTGAGCCATGGTCTCCAAGGTGCCACTATCGAGCATCCCTGGTCCGACATTAATCTTCATGGCGTTCAATGATCTGGCTATGGAACTCTGTGCACCACGGACTGTCGCTTGTACTTCAGCCAGCATGATCATGGATCTCTCAAACTTAACCAAGTCCTCAAGAGTCCCGCCGTTCTGCCCGATGTTCTGAGCTAATTTGGTAGCCTGGGTCATCAGGTCAGCATGAACCATCCTCGCCCCTGTGACATATCCGGCGAGATCTTCAGTCTTATCATTCAGCTTCCTGAGGTGACCAATGTCGATCCCTGACTCCTTGAAGTAGTTCTTGGCAACATCCCATCCTTCCTTCATCGGGATGTTATTTCTGGCCAGTGTTGCTTCGACAGTCTGGCCAACTGCGGACATGGCGGCATGGACATCTGCTGCATTCTCGATGTGATCCATGTTGACCATTGCCTTCGCAGATCCTTCCCATTTCCCCTCATTCAAGAGGCTGTTCATCATGGTGTTCGCTTCTTCATCCGTTACAGGATGCAGGAGGATCTTCGGTTGCTCCATCGCTTCGGACAACCTGCGGGAGTTCAAATCTGCAACAGCTTGATCGAGAGGTTTGCCGCTGGCATCCAAGGCACCATCAGGCACTGATCCCTCAACCACCTCAGTGTCCACCTTCTTACCGATTGCTCCCTTGATGCCTTTCAATGACTTGAAAAATGCGTCGCCAAGCGCACCTACGAGTACTCCTTCACCTACATTCTTGAGTCTGGATTCAATAGCTGAATCGTCCTCATCAGTGGTCAGGTAGGAGATCACAGGAATTTTAAGGTCAGGATCGAGGCTCTGAATGGCATCTGAGAGTCGCTTCTCAGTCGGATCAAAAGCGAGGTAATCAGCGATCCCGCCTTTCGCCATGTTCGCGATAGTTGTCCCGAACTTTGCTGTGAGGCCTGCTGCTTTGACTGCTTTGGTGGCCGGAATCATCCCAATAAGGAACTGGGTAGCACCCTCAACAATCTTCCCTGTGCCGGTTACGGGAGCCTCTGGATGCCACATATGCCCCTTGGACAACGGAACATCAGGTGCCATGTTGTGAAGGTCTTCCCAGTACTTCCCGGCGAAGTCCCACACCTCGTCAAGTGCTTCTGCTGTGTTCTCGATGCCGTGTGTCACGCCGCTTACTGCGGCTCTCGGAATCTCGCTGATATGTTGGCCTGCTGAATACCCTCCGTCAGGGGAGGCTTGAGGCGTCTGCTGTGGTTGGGCTTGGTTGGGCTGTGTTTCACCGAGGAGACTCAGGTAGTGCTGGTTCTCCTCTTCGAGCTTCTTACGTCTGAGGTTTCGAGCCTCCTCATCCTTCTGGTATTGCTCTGAGAAGGACTCTTCCAAATCATTTAAAGGCATTGTTCTCCTTGGTTAAAGTTGTCTCCCTTCCATAGGGTTGAAGTAAGGCTGACCTGCGTAACGCTGTCTGACTTCTGCAAGACGCCTCTGTTGTTCCTCTTCAGTCCCATAGATCAGTTCTTTTAAAGTTGATAGCTCGGCCTCCAAGGCTTCACTGCCATTCCAATTATCGAAACGTGACTTCAGGAAGGTAACGACCGGATGTTCCTCGGCTGGTTGTATTGGCTGTGTGTCTGTAGTGACCTGCGGTGGACCACCAACTCTCTCCCGCATGTAGTCTGCATACGTCTTCTGAGGAACCTCAGGCGCTTTAGGTTCAACAGGTTTGGACTCCTGTTTCTTCGTAGGCTGTTCTGCTTTCTTCAAAGCACCTGCTCGATGCTTCAGGTCGGCATTGATAGCCTCAAGAGCGGTGTCGTACTGATCATCACCAAAGTTCGGATTATGCTTCTTGATTTCGATCATCTTCTGCTCTCGCGTCAGCTTTGGTAACCGCATGATCTCATCAGTCGTCTTGGTCGTAACGAAGTCCTTCACATACGCTTGGGTCTCCTTGACCAGCTCAGACATCCTGCGAGGATGGGGCATCAGACCATTGTTGACTTTCTTCTCTGCCTGGATGAGAGTGTTGAGTCGATCCGAGGCAACAAGGACACGCTCGTTGACATAGACATCTCCTGTCATCTCAGCCTGCTCCTTCAAGGCTTTGTCCGCTGCACTGTCCGGATAGAGCTTCTTCATGTCGGTCATCGCAGTCGCGAATGTCTTATCCTTCACATCCGCAAGTTGTGACTTATGGGACAGGTAGGTCTCGAAGTGCATCTGTCCGGTCTGATAGAGATGATCAAGTTGCTTATCGTCGAGGATTGCGTCCCATCTGTTCTCGGCAATGGCGAGTCTGTTCTTCCTTATGGCTTCCACATTCTCGAACCCTCGTTCACCTAAGGCCAACTCTCGGTAAGCTGTCTCCAAGTGCTTGGTCTTGCTGGTTCCAAGAGTCTTTGCATTTGCCTTCAGGCGATCCATAAATCCACTATCAGGAGTCTTCCCGGTAGAGAATGCCTCCATGAGTTCGCCCTCAAGTCCCTCGTAGACAGCCTTCTCCTGCTTGGCTATCTCCTGGTCCCTCCTGACCTCAATCTGATGCAGGGCGGCAACATGTTGACTCTCGAACTCCAGATAGGCATTGGCCACCTTTGGGTTACTGAAGGCAGCAATCCCGTTCTTGTCAGGGACTTTGACCCACCCAAGGACATCATCAATGGTTGCGTAGTCGGTTGGGTTGTCCTTGACGTGGTTGCCTAAGGCGGATACCGCAGCAGCCGTCACTTCGTCGCGTGTGATTCCGAGGAGCTTGTTGGCTTCCTGGTACTCATCAATAGTCTTCCTGAAATATGCATCGGCATCCCCGGAGTACTCACTTTTGATGAACTTGTAGTTGTCAACGATCATGCTACGGAAGCTGGTGAGGTGGTCCTCCTTGGCTTTCACCTTGAGTCGATCTGTTTGTGCATTGGTGATCTTGTCGAGCATTTGGACACCAATGCTCCCGAGACCTTTCCGATATGAATCAGGAGTCCCGGCCACAAGGTCGAGATAAGACGCTTTCCCCTTCGCATAGATCTGTTCAGGAGTGAGATCGATATTGGCCGGATCGTCGTAGACCCTCTGCATGATATCTTCGACATACTTCTTGTCACCGGCACCCTTGGTCGTATAATAGACATCCTCGGCAAGTCCAAGGATCGTCTCAGGTGCAGCCTGTTTGAGTGCTTCATTGTGGGTGAGACCGCTCTCACGGAGCTTGTCGTACTCAACTGCGGCATCACTTGCCTTACTCTTGGCTGATGCCTCAACTGCATTCAAAGCTGTCGGCAATGCTGTCCCAAGGAACTGCACGACCGCCTGTGCTCCCTCACCACCACTAACCACCACATTGAAGGGCGTTTGGACAGGTGCCCTCATTGGTGTATTATTGGCGGCTGCTATGAGCCCAGGGCGGTTCGGGGGGGCCATAGGTCTCAGCTTCCCTGTGTCGGATGGCTCCTGGACCTTGGTGTGTACTTGTTGTTCGAAGGCATCGACAGGTCTTGCCGTAGTCTCAACCTTCGGAGTTGTCCAGCGGAATGAGTCCTGTGCGTTGTACTGCTTACGCCTGTTCTCAGTCCGTGTTGTGGGTCTTGGCATGTATCAAATGCCTCCTTTGATATTAAATAGTTAACCCAGCATAAGCCCCTGACATCTGCCCTTGGATATGCTTAGGCACACTCGATAAAGCCTTGTTCACCATGGAGACCTCAGTAGCTGCAACCTTCTTGATCTTGGCATCCTGTTGCTTCCCTTTGTTCTTCAGGTTCCAACCGACGATGCCTGTATCCCAGGACTGCTGCATCACCGAGTTGGCCAATTCCTTCAAGGCTGTATTGCCGAAGATACCGGATTCACCCTGTGAGACTCGGATCTGTGCCTGTTCCTTCATGCCTTGCCGTTTCCGCTCAAAGGCCTCCGTGGAAGCTTGGCTGGAGATCTCCGTCCATTCCTGATCGAGTAACTCCATGTCGATCAATGAGGCATCATGTGCGGCCTTCATGGACTTCCCGGCGTAATCGATGTCTGCGATTTGCTGGAGGTGTTCAAACTGGAGTTGAGCTTCATGTTGCCCGAGTTCATACTCAAGTTGCTGCTGTTTGAACGCTACGTCTTGATTGAAGGCTTCAGTCTGGTAGGCCAATTGTTGACCCTTGAAGCCCATTTCTGCTGTGAACTGCCGATGCTCATTGAGCATGGCCATTGTCTGGAACTGTTGATTGCGATAAGACTGCATCGCATCGAAGTCCATTTTGTACTTAGCTGCTGATTGCTGCGCTTTCGAGTTTTGGTAACTCGAAACACCGCCATAAGTCGCAGAGGCGGCTGAAATAATCAGACCCGCATAAACAACCCAGAGAGGAATATCATACATCTCTTTACCCCCTTATTTCAAAATGATCGAACGCGTATGGTCCGTAATAAACTTCCCTTCCTGTGAAGGTGAACCCAAGTGATTCCACATACTTCCTGTGGATGACATTCCGCCTGTCCATGATATTGGATAGTCTGTTGAATCCCTTCATCATGAACGCCACGTGACCCTTAGCCCACCTGATGATGTCCATGCCTCCCTTGGTGATCAGGTCCGTACCGACTGCCCATATGATCCCTTCTCCAGGAACGAATGTAGGCTCCACTCCGGACACCAGGAAAGGCTCACCGTCACAGCTACTTATCCATACTTTACCGACACATGCGTCTACACTGGATACCAAGGCCGTTCTGGCCGGAAGGCCAATGACAGTCTCAAGTTCATCACGGTCTGCCTTGCGGAGATTGAGCGAATACAAGAGGAGATCATCCTCCGCTTTGATGACCTCCCTTGTTTTAAATTCCCTTTTCAAATTAAGCCTTTGTTGATCTTGTGACGTACATTCCCTCGAATGATGCGGATGTGATCTGACATGGCAGGTACGAGTCTGAAACGATGTCGATTGTGGTGTACTTGGATTTCGCCAGGATCAGGAACTTCTCCTCGCCGGTCAACATGGATGCCTTGCCGATCTTGGAGACGCCAACCTTGACCCCGGAGAACCTCTTGACGATAGTCTCACGACCTTCAGGTGTGATCTCCAGATTGAATGCTCCGGTGTTCTTGTAGGATAAAGTGAGCGTCCTGATCTGGAGCTTGGCGTCGATAATGGACACCTTCTTGGCATCCTTCACGTACCACTCGGAAAACCTGTAACGCATGCGGAATGGCACCCCTATGGTGTACATGGAGGCTGTCCGGTCGCCTGCTGCTTTGATGGTACTTCCCGATACTGCATTGATGTTTACCGGGAATCCTGTAACCGGATTGATTGCAGCGATTTCACCTGCATTTTCAGCGTCATACGGGAGTGTCCATGTGGTCGTAGCGGTGACTGCATCATAGACGCCCTGTACGCGCACCTGACGGTCCAGGTGAACCCTGTAGTCAAAGTCCTGATTTACCGGGATATTCTCAAGCTGGATTTTCTCGAAGGCTATCTCGTTTCCACGTTTGATTGTGAAGAGGAGACTTGTGTCGATCAGGCCCACCCCTAGGATGTCACCATCGAACGTCCATTTTGACCATGCCGACTGTGGTTTCTCATTGCCTATCCAGTAATACTTGTAGACGAATATCGTTCGCTTATCGGCATCCGAGAACGCCAGCAGCATGTCCATAGGGACACATGACATCAGCTTAATGGTCCCGTTAGGGATGTAATGCGGACAATGGGCTGTGATGTCCGAGGCGTCCTCAACAAGCGTGTCAGGCTGAATCAAGTACTCCATGATCGAGACAAATCCATGCCTTGGGTTCACGAAGTAGACGTTTGCCCCTGCACCAACCGGATCGGAATCAGGGGATGTTGCATACATGGTGGTGCCTGTGATTGACGCCGTGGTCGGTGTGAGGTTCGTACCAGATGATCCAAAGCTGAACTGGCCCTGCGCTGAGTTAAGCATCAGGTTCTTGTCGAATGGGATTGAGGAGTAAAGATTGACCACCATGGTGGAACTGGCCAGGGTGTCTATCGGATCGTCGTCCAATAGATCGATTGCGGTTTCCCCAAACAACTCGAAGTATCTCCCAGCTCGACTGAGGAAGAACGTGTCACTCGCCAGGAAACCCAGTCTGTTCTTAAAGAATGTCAGGTTGGTAATCTTCTTCCCTATGAAGGAAGGGACCGGACAAGAGTCGTCATCACCAACCACCCGATCTTCCCACAGGCACGGCCCAAAGGTGAACTGATCGACACCAGTACGTACCAGACGGTGAGGGAGAGTCGTCGGATTAAGTTTGTAAGGTTCACCAGGGCCAAGGCATTCAGCCCAGGCTCCATCAGAGAACTTGACGAAATAGTTGTCGAACTGGTTGCCTTCATCTCCCGTGACCTCATAGACGTGCCCCTCGACCGCATAGGTTCCTTCCACTTTCCAGTACTGGGTGTCTGTGGGAAGCTTCCCAGTCAGCGGGTAGACTCCGAGGTCCGTCCAATAGGTCGTATTAGTGGTCGCAATATTCGTCGCGGAATCCCCTGTCCATATGTAGATGTACACGTGGCGGTTGGGTCCAAGGACAACATCGTTCTTCTTGTAAGCAGCGGTGTTGTTCCAATCAAAGATGATGCTTTCAAATTTGTAGTAATAGACTTTACCATCCGTATACTTCGCCAGGTCGCCTTTCTGATATGCCGTGGATGCCGAGTAGTCTGTGGTGGTCTCGTAGGGATCTGGGAGTTCCAAAAAGGACTGCACACGTCCGTCTATGGTGCCTGGAGAAAGCTCTTCGCCTACTGCGGCTACTTTCTCACGGTTGGCAATCAGCGTGTAGTCGGCAATCGAAATGAGCTTGTACGCCTTCTGAAGCGCCAAGGAGGTGTCCAGGTAGTCCATAACGGTGACATCCTCAGTGAACACCAGATCCTTGTCGAGGTGGCCATATCTCACCGTGCATTTCGTGCCATCAAGCTTGTAGACCTCAATCGGCTCTGTTGCGTGGCCGGTAATGAAGACGACATATCTCTCCACCAGATCCCGGTTGATCTCGTGCATGAAGGCGTTCTCGATGTTGCTTGCATTGAAGATGGCGATGTGTTCGCTGTGCGGTCGCTTATAAAGACCATCCACGATGGTCCCCATTGCGTTCTCCTGGATCTCCCCCTGGCTGTCCAGTCGCATCGTCACTGACTGCTGGGAGATCCCATTGAATAAACCGGCGATGGTACTTGATACCAGTTGACCCATCAGAACCTCCTCTGGAGAACAGCGGAAGGCGTGGATGTCTGAAGGAAGGTCCGGTCGTCGGTGAGTCCTTCGTCACGCTCAAAGTTGATCAGTGCCTTCTGTTCGTCCTCTCCGGACATCCCGTTGATCAGGTCCGATCCAAGGTAGTTCCTTTGGAATACCCTGGCCGCTCTTACCGCGATGTAATGGCGGACATGCTCCGGAAGCTCCTCGAACGGGAGGAAGAAGACGATCTCAACCAACATGGTCTTCTGGTTGAATGTGAAGGTGTGGTTCTTCTTGTCGTACAATCGGTTCCCACGTTGAACTACGTCAAGATATTGGTCCATCGCATCCACTCGCAGGACGTTCTTAGGCAACACAAAGTAGCCTTCGGTGTTCGCGTTGAGCGGATAATTCTCTTCTGTGTTGCAGTGAAGTTCCTTCTTCTGGATCTCCCTGCTTATCCTTGTCAGGACATTGTAGGCCACAGTTGCCTCGGTCACCCCTGAAGTCGGGATGATGTTCACCGGCTGTTCACCGATGATCTCCAAGCAAGTATTGACTGCATCAAGCTCGGTTGTTGGAGTAAGATTCATAGTCCTCCAGGCGTAAAAAAAGGGAGACCTTGAATTGAATCAAAGTCTCCCTTAGGGTTACTGGTTAACGATTAAACCGGGTCAGCAGTCATACCAACTACTGCACACTCAGGCTGAAGAACACCGTGACCCATGGCGTAGCTGGCTACCATGAGCGTACCTTGCCGACGAATATCCCACTCAGACTGAAGCGAGATGTCCATGAGCTTAATGGTGCCTACAGCATCCTCGGTGAAGCAGATCGCCTTGACGTTACGACAGTCGATCTTGTGGTAAGTGTCCGAGGTGTAGTCCACAGTCGGCAGCATCGGGGAAGGCACAAGCTCGATCCCAGCGATCTGGATGATCTTGCCTTCAGCCCACGAACCGTTGGAGTTGGAGTAGTCCTTGTGAACACCGGAGAAGCCGTTGGTGGACACATACTTCGCAAGGAAGAAGTAGTCGGCAGGCTTCAGGATACAGTAGGCCTTTCCATCGACGTTCTTGTTGACGAAGTTCTCAGCACACTGGTACAGGAAGGACTCCCAGGCGGTGAACTTGTCGGCAGCAGTAGCCGAAGCGAGGTTGGCATCGAGTACCTTCAGACCACCATTGGTGCCGGTAACCGTGGCCGCAGACTTAGCCGCAAGCACGAAGTTACGCATTACATGGTTGTCAAAGGTCTTCGCCAGTTTGGACCCCATGAGCTTGGAGTATTTCGACCGAGTCTCGAAGTGCTTCATCTTCTCATCCAGGTTGTCGATAAAGACGTGCGAGATGAGCAGAGAGTCGAGGGTCAGGATCTTCTCAGCCTGGGGAACCACCTGGCCCAGGATTTCAGTGCCGGGAGTGTGGTACTCGGCATCCGGCATGTTACCCATCACCGGGAAAGACGAGGATTTGCCTTCGGTAATGGTGTGAATGGTGTGCTTATCGAGGACGACAGTCTTCTCTTCGAACTGCGAGATGACCTCCCCCGAGAAAAGCTTGAGGTAAAGTTCCCGTTTGTCGGAACCGCCGTTGATTGCACCACCATAGTTTACAGTTGCATTAGCCACTTGAATTGCTCCTTGTAGGAATTGTTTCGCTTGTTTGTTATGCGTTTCCGCATAGTTAGTAGGCGTAACGATTCACTTCTCTTGGTTGTCCAGAGGTATCCCAAGGCGGCCCTCCTCAGAGGGCTTGATGGGGCAAAAGATTCGCAAGGAGTTGTGATGTGTTACTGAGGGTGAGAGTGACCCTCCGGGGTGCGCTTTACTTACTCAAGTGAGGTTAAGAGGCGTGGAGGGTGTCTTCTCGGATTTACTGCGGGGATTAAAGACGAGACATCTCAAGGCGTTTGAGGACGGTATCACGATAAGCGGCGTCCTTGGTGTACCTTGGGTCTTTCATTGCTTGACGGAATTCTGCTTCGGATCGAAAGGCTCCCTCAGGAAGAGTGCCTCCAGCGGTGGACCCTTCGATGAACTGCGGGTTTGACTCGGTGTATCTGGTGAAGAGACCTTTGATAGCCTCCTCACGTTTACCCAGGTCACGCTGGGCGATCTGTTCGTTGAACGTTTGGATCTCCTCAGGAGAGAGACTGGTTCTTGCGAATTGGACCATAGCCTCATAGTTGGCCTGCCCGCCGACGACACCAAAGGCGTGAGCAATATTGGCCTGCTGGAGGGCTTTGACTCCTTCGACATAGTTCCGGACAGTGCTCTCATTAATCCCAAACTTGGTGATCTCGGTAATGGTCTCCGGGGAGATATCGCCGGTCTCAAGGAACTCCTGGTTATACTTGTCGAAGTCCAGGGCACCTACCTGAGGTAGTTCTTCAGCGGTCTCATCCTTGGGTTCCTCAGTGCCTTCAGGTTTCTCAGGAGGCGGATCGATGGTCGTCTTCGGTGGAGTGGTGGACTGTGCAGGTGGTTTTACGTCGCCACCCTCAGGCTTCTTGCCCAGGTTCTTCTGTTGGGTGACATAGAAGGCTTCCAAGTCCCCACCGTGCTGCATCTTGATCAGTTCGAGGACACCCTTGGTCAGGTCTTCCTCGGACTTGTACTTCCCGGCAAACAGTTTGGGTTCCTGCGGTGCGCCGGTCCCTGCGTCTGCTTTGTCGAGCATCTGCTGCTCGTAAGCTTGGTTGCCGTCATTCGGATGAGCCGTATCGACGGTTGGTGTGATAACAGTTGTTTCTCCCATTACTCTCCTTATTGTTCAGGCACGGCTTGAGGTTGCATTTGCCCTTTGGCGATCTCCCTGGCCAGCCCTGAGTTTGCTATTGTTTCCATTTGCTGCTGCTGCTGGGCAGCTTGCGTCTCCTGCTGGATCTGCTGCTGCGTCTTGATCAGACCTGTGGTACTGATGCCGAGTGCAGTTGCAATCCGCTTGATGACTTCAGCGATGAAGACGTATTGACGAGTGACATCCGGTCCCAATGCGTTGAGCTGTTGAATGAACAGGTTCAGCTTGTTGAGGTCGTGCCCACGGCCAAGGGCTTCAATGCCTGTGGTAATGGACACCGTGATCTCTTTCGGGAGTTTCTCCATGAGGCCTTGTGCTTCCATCTGCTGGATAGCCCATTCAACCAAAGGCAACTGGAACTCCTGAGCGAGGATCGAATAGATACCGCCAAGGGCGTCTTCGATATCCTGAGCCATGTAGCGGATCTCTTCTGCTGTCACCCGCTCTGCTTGACGTTGGATTGAGGAGTGCAGAAGGAAAGCCCTGGAGAGACTATCCTTCAAATCTCCTTTCTCTTGAGCGGCGACCTGAAGATCCTGCATCTTGTCCACCCTGAGGGCGACAACATCGGTCTCGGTGCCATCAACAAAGCCACCATTTGGAGCATCAATGAGGTCTTTCTTCCTGGCTATCCCATTCGGATTCCTGAGGAATACCAGTTTGGCACCGGCAGCAGTGGTCTCAACTATGGCCTTCGAGAGTTCTTCCAGGGAGTTAAAGTCCCCCAGGTGTTCCTCAACGTGGCCACGACCGTAGTTCTCACCGTCTGCCCGAGACCACACAAGTGCACGGAATGGAAAGGATCTTTCATCGAATTTACTCTTGGTGTTCGGAATGACCTTTCCACCAACTTCCTGATGGACGTGCCATTTGTCGCCTTTGCGGATGCAGTAGGTGTAGGCGGCAACCATCTCTGCTGTGGTGCCTGAGGAGTCTTTCTCCTCTTTACCCTGCCTGAGATGCTCCGGGAGGTCTATCGGATCGATCATGTCTTTTGCAATGATCTCAACAGGTTCACCTGCTCCGTTCCTCCGGACAACATATTGGTCGAGCCTGTACACCTTCAGTGATCCTTTCGGATGCCGGTACATCAAGGCATTCCCGGTGACAATCAGAAGACGCATGATGCGGTAGGATGGAACCCTGATTCGGGACTTCTCCATCCATACCTGAATTGAGGTCTCCCTGATGGACAACTGTTCCTCGACTTGGGTCTGGAATCCCTCTTCACCCATTTGCGCCTCAAGTTCTCTCTTGACCTTCTCGTCCATTAGGAATCGGAAGCAAGTGTTGTTCGGGGGCATAAGGGTGAGGATGATCTTTGCGGCGAGGTTGTTGGTACACCGGGCACCCATGGACTGCCATGGAGTCGGCAGCGGGGTATTTTCATCTGCTCCCTCTGGTGGGAGTAGGAAGGGGAGGGTTAACGCTGAACATACTCTGGCTCGATTGAGGTGAGCCTGTCGTGCTGCATCCAGTTTTTGAAATCGTGATGCACCGATTGCTGACTCTTTTGTCATTGGCCTCCCTTAGGTAGGAATGGCCAGACCTGCTGTCGTGTTCGCACCTGCGGTGTTGAGACCTACCTGGAGGGCTTTGGTGCCCTTAGATGCCAAGGCTCCACCAGCGTTCTTCCGGTCTTTTGCAGAGCGCCCAGCTTCAAAAGCTGCCTGGCGTTCGCCTGCCTTCTTGGTCTTGTCTACTTCGCGTTGGGCATCATTACGGGCCACCCCTGAATCACTCTCGAACTTCAAACGTTGCTGCTCAAGACTCCTGGCGGCTGCAGCTTGTTGTTCGGCCATGACTCTCTGCATCTCGTCCATCTTCGCCTGGGCGGCAAGCTGTTGATCTTGAAGCTCCTTCTGGAGAGACATCTGCTGCTCCTGGGCACCGATCTGTTGGTTGTAGAAGGCCTGTTGCATGGCCATCTGTTCACCTTGGATGCGCGCTGCTTCAGACTCTTGTGACTTGTAATAGGCCTCATCCCAGGCTTCCCATTCTGCGCGGTCGCCTTCTTGGGTGGGTGGGGTGTAATGCTTCTGGACTTTCGGGTCTGACCGATACGGTTGATTAGGACGTTGTGTTTTCTGACTCGTACACAAATTAACTTCCTCGCGGGTTGTGGATGTCCTCCTCCTTTTCTCTTTTGAGCAGGTACAGGAGAAGCTCGATGAGTTCCCTCTTACCTGCTCTCCTTTGTATCTCAATCAAAGACTCAGCCTCCCCAGGGTTAACAAGGGGATATGCTTTGTCTAACTCTGCTATCAGATCAGCAGATAAGGTTGGTAATGCTTCCATAGTTACCTATAAGTTTATTCAGATTTCTCTTAAGAGAGGGCAGTAGTCATTAATGACGTACTATCAACTACATGGAGATGTCTACCATCCAATAAGTCACCTATAAGTTTTCAATTGTTTCACTCTTAGACGGTGGCACCGAAGGAAAACAACGGACAATCAATGAGATGCCTTAAGCCAACTCAGGCGCTGTCTTGAGATGTATTTCTGAACATATTGGTTATTTGATGCCAACTCAATCCCTGTATATGGACAGTAATATGGAGGCTTATCTGCTTGATATTCCCCGTGTTTAACATAGTCCACATAGCGTAGTAACTGTTGCCTCTTTTCACCAAGGTCGCCATAGTGATACCGAGTGAATATCCATATCTGCTTCAGCGGAAAGCATGCGTTGAGAAGGCTGAGGAGTCTCCCCAGGTCTTCCACCGGCTGATCGAAAGGCTCTCCTCCCATTATCCTGATCTTGTCAACCATGTTTATCGAGGTCTCCAAAGACTCCACGATGTCGTAAGAATCTTTGGAGTTGCCTTGATTGAACTCCCACAACTGTGGGTTATGACAGCCAGGACAATGGGGAGCAGCACAGCCGTTCAGGAAGATATCGAATGACCTCTCCTGTAATGAGTATTGCGTTGCTCCGATCTCCATTTAGATCCACCACCATCTTCCGCATTTGGAACACGACACGTAAGGCATTCGCCCATTCGAGCCGATCAGGTGGAGCTTGGTGTGGTGTCCTTTGTGGAACAGCTTGCACCAGAGTCTCTTCATGATTCCTCCATTTAATAGAACTGACGGTGAGGGTAGTCTTCCTTCCTCCGCACCTTGTTCCAATTGTTGACGTTCGTGAGGAACCCCACCACCCTGGTGAAGTTCTCGATTATTGGTTTCCCACAGGCACACTTGTCCTTCCTGCCGACTGACATGTGTCCATCCTCGCATCTCTGGAGGTTGTAGTTGACCGCCCAGTAGACCACTCCGGATCTCGCACAGTGATCAATCAGTTCCTCGATCCTTTTTGGATCAGTGATCTGCTCCTCCAAGTTGATATGGCAGATAGCACCGCCGCTGAACTTCCGGTCGAAGGCACCCTGGAGCCTGATCCGTTCCAGCATGTCAGCTTCGGCAATCAATGGGATGAACTGATTCGAATAATATGGATACCTTTGAGGAGGTTGTGGTTCGACCCAATCATCCCAAGTGTTGAACCCAAGCAGGTAGTCTTTACTTGCCAGCTTCACGGAGCTTGACTCAGCCGGAACCTGTTCGAGATTATGGGGAGAACCGAAGTGCTCCTGGGCGGTCTTACAGCACATTGCCAGGACATCAAGAATGCGACCGGCCAATGCTTCACCTTCAGTGCTGCGGATGTCATACCCAAGGTAGACCAGTGCCTCATAGAGTCCGGTCACGCCTATAGTGCTGTACTGCTTTGACAGGGCCATGTGACCATGTGTGTAAAGAGGCATGTTACCTTCATCAATCCGCTTCTTTAGGATCTTCCTTTTGACATCATTGATGACCGAGGCGTCCACAGCCAGATCACAAAGACCCTCCATGAACTCCTGAGTTGAACTGGCCTTCTCGGCAAGCCTTGGGAGATTCAAGGTGACAACTCCAAGTGACCCGATCTTGGTTGATCCAGCACCGAAGCTGTTGAAGTACTCCTGGTCCTGCTCAGATCTCAAACGGCAGCAAGAGGAAAGAGTAGATGTCGCACCACAGTAGATGTTGATAAAGCCCCACTTGATGTTCTTCTCGGCAATCAGCTTCTTGAAGGTATGATCCAAGATCTCCCCATCCTTCACAGCAAAGCATGCCGTGGTCACCGGGAAGGTCACCGGAGTTCTCTCAAGCTCCTCATTCATCACATCCAGGAAGATCTCCTGAATGGTCATAACAATACCCGGATCTGCTTCGACACCATCCAGCACATAGGCAGGACAGAGTTCACCAAGGAAGTTCCGGTCGTAAACTGAGACATTCGTGAAGGGACTCTGGTTCCCTCTCATTGGTTGGTTCAAGGTGTAGACCAGTGACGCCAATGTCTCCTTGACGTACCTCCAGACTCCTTCTTCCCAGTCGTCATCCATCCCGATGGGGAACCCTGCATCGACCCCTTTGGCCAGGATCTTCCTGACGTACAGGGCCATACAGATGAAAAGGTCCGCAAGGCCAGTAGCCCCAAGGGTGCTATTGCTGGCAATGATGATGAACTGTTCGACCTGAGACTTGAATGAGTACAGGTGCTTAGGAGCCACAGACTTGATCTTCTTGATCATCGGCAACCCTTCCAGCACTATATCGTAACACGAATAGTTGAAGCAGTATGGGCGACCAAAGTCACTGAAGTCATTGATGTAAATGTCTCCATTGATCTGCATCTCGATGATGGTGTCTGCATAGGCGGGAAGGAGAGGATACTCCTGTCGCAACTGCTTCCACAGAAGGTACATCGAGTTCAATCTAAATAGAGGCTTTGGAAGTTCAAACTGGTAGCCTATAACATCCTTGGCATCCACGTTGGCATTGGCATCCACCGAGACATCTGCAGTTGCCGTTGGGTTATTCAAGAATGCCTTCGCGTTCCTGTTCAGATCCAGTTGCTTTTCTCCGATGCCCTCCAGTTCAAACATTGCTTCACCGTATGTCTCCTTCAGATTGAGGATAAGTCTGGTGAAGTCTTCTTCGTAACTGAGTCTTATGTTCATTATTTCTCCACGAATAAGGCCTCCCCAGGTTGGCCCAAGGAGGCCTTAGTGCTGTTATTCGCTAGGCGGTGTTTCTTCCACAGTTGACTCAGGCTTGCCTTTCTTGCCGGTCTTCTTTGGTTCCGGACAGCACTCCAGCTTCTCGCCTTGTTTCACATACCGTCTGCTATTACAGACAGGGCATGTCTCAGCGACCAATACTTCTTGCATACTCTCTTGCCTCTTTATGTTCGTTATATGGTTCCCATCCGCCGATGGTCACCCCGATCCATACGACCAGGGCAACCAGAGGGCGCTTCTTCTTCACGATGCACCACGCAAGCTTCGCGTCGGCTTTCCATTTGTTCACGCCTTCTGCATAGTCGTAGTCATGCTGAACACAGCAGGCATGCCAGTTGCCTTCAGGAAAGTTGGTGCATTCGTAGTCCGATATCAGGTTCTTTTTGGTGTCCAGTAAATGACCTCCATTCGTTGTGGATCGTGGTCCTCCCATCGACAGATCCTGGCGACCCTTGCTTGTTGTAAGGCGTAAGCTTCTACGCTTTCACCGACCGCTTTGTATGCCTCGATTACCGAGGTCCACCAGTCCCGCTTGGGCATCTTCTGCTTCCCAGGAGGACCGTCTTTCGCCCAGGATTGAAGCATCAGTGCCTTATCGATAGCCTCTTGGTACTTGGCAACAATGGCCGACCACCAGTCCTTCCGAGGTGTCAGAGTCAGGAGTGCCTCTGCTGCTACTGGGCCACACTGTGGACACCCTGAGTAGCCATCCGTGGAGTCACCGATGAGAACCTGATAGAAGAACTGGTAGTCTGCGTCGAACTCGGAGATCATCTCCAAGGTGTCTCTATGCCAGAGGTAGAGTTTGCATGGGACCGACTTGAGATCCTTGTCGATTGTAGCGACCACTGTGGTATCCGGATCTTTCGACCCATAGATCCCCAGGAGGTCATCAGCCTCGAACCCTTTGGCCATGACAACTTCATATTCCTGCTCAGACCACTCCCGTAGGATAGGCAGTAACTCAGGTTTCTCTTTTTCGACCCTGTTGTGCTTATAGGTTGGGAGTACGGCGTAGCGGAAGTTGAAGTTCCCGGTCAGAAATAGCTTCACCTTGGTGCAACTACAGCGAGTCATCAATGCGTCGATGAACTGCATGATGCCGTACTTGGCCTGTTCGATCTGGAGAATCTTGGTGGATACTGTGGGGGACCAGTGGGCGATAAGCTCACAGGTTGAGGCATAGCGGAATACTACGATGTCATGGTCAACAAGGAGGGTTCTTTCAACCTTCTTGCGTGGTGCCATAGACCTCCTCGATGAGCTTCTCAAGATGTTCCAGGGCGAACTTGTAGTCACCCATCAGGAGGTTGAAGAGAACGAGTGCTTCCCACCATGTGAAGTTGTTTGCCACGATGAACTTCTCGATGGTGCGTTCTCCAATCGCCTTCGGCTTGAGCTTGAGTTCAATGGCCTTCTGGAGGTAGATCACTCCTTTCTCCAGGGCAACCTTTCCCTGCTTCTTCGGGTAGCGATAGATGTACTTGAGGACTGCGTACTGCACGGCATTGAGGTCGTTCTCGAAGGTGAATGGTAGTACCTCGGTGCCACGCCACATGTACCGATCCGGCTCTTGGAGTTCCTCGGTAATCATCCCATCGAGAACCTTGACCGCCGCTTTGGTAACATGGGACTGATTTACAGGCTTGAGTTTGAAGATGGTGTGCCTACTTGAGCATCCTGCTGTGAAGCCAGGACAGTCTCCTACACGATAGAACGCACAGCCACTGCAGCCTGTTACTTCCGGCACTTCAATGTAGTCTTCTGCTTTCAGCGCGGCCTTGGCTCCTGTGGATTTATCAGGAACTTCACGGTAGAACCCTCCGCTACACCCATGCGCCGGGCATTCGGCATTATCGTATGGGCACAGTCCACACCCCGCATCGTCTTCAAGATCTTCAACTTTGATCAGCTTAATCATTCTTCTTTATCTCCTTTGAATCCCTCAAGATTCTCTTCATTCTTATCCCAACGCACCCGCTTGAACCTAGGGTGTCGCATCTTCCCAGCTGGTGTCCAACCCATGAACCCGACCTCAATGATCTGATCGAGCATGTGATCTCCATTGAGATCCTCACGCATGGCATCGGTAAACCCAGTGCCGACCTTGCCATAATTGGTGAGCAAGGCTCCCATCATTTGATCGTACTTCCCGGTTCCTGGTTGAATGCCGATCACTCGAATGTCCACGGTTATCTCCGGTTTGACTTTGTAGATCCCTTGGCCGTCCAGGCCGTACAGCACCAGACCTTCCTCGCCACGCTGAAGGGCTTGCCAGAGGTAGATCTGGATCTCCAATTCAGTGAGGTTCAGCCTCTCCACATGGAGGATCAGCTCGGCACAGGGTGGACAGATCGGATAGAGATCCCTCGGAGACACCTGATCCACTCCGTCCTGGGTGCGGACAAGGGATACCGTGGTTTCCCAGTTGGTACGGAAGACTTCGAACATTCCCTGTACCTGAGGGTTCTTATCGAAGATCCTGTCAAACCCATAGAGAGGTTTCCCTCGCTTACTCATGGCAGACCTGTTGGGCGAATCGAGCAACACGCAAACCCCATCGAGCTTGCGTGTTACCATCCATCGGCCCTTCAAGTTCCCGCCTTTGTAAGACTTGAACTTAGGCATCTTCATCTTCAATTTCCTCCCATATATCAGAGCGTTGGATGTCTTTCCAAATAGTTATAGGGTCATACCGTTCAACTATGTAATGACCACACGGTTTAGGTTCCCGGCAGTAACCACCTTGGGCAACGCAGGACGGGACCATGTGCCCGGCCAGTGCCGGATCAACCATGATCATTTCCTTCAGGATCTCAAACATGACATCCCTGGTTTCCTTTGATGCCTTCCAACACAACCGCAGTCGGGCCATCTCAAGGATTGCCTCGGCGTTTGCCCAGATCGTCATGTCCACCGGAGTGAACCGACCGGCATCCACGGCACCACCACGGTCACTGCGTGAGGTGGTGACGAATGGTTGCGGGTGTTGCTTGGTGTGGCGGCAGAGGTGCGTTGAGACAAACGATGGGATGCCGTATAAGGCAATCTCGAAGATCTGAGTGCGAACCGGCGAGTGCATCCAGGTGTAGATGTCATCCAGAGTGGCAGTCGAGGAGAAGTCCTTGGCAACCGTGGTCTCCAAGGCTCTCCTGGCGGCGGCGAGGTCGGTGTGCTTGGTGATCTCAACCTTCATCCTCCTCCTCCTCTAACCACTGCCGATGAAGCTTCATCGCCTCATCGTAACCATCCCAGTTGTCTACGCCTGCAGCTTCCAAAGCGCGTAACTGCAGTTCGGAATCGAGGAGTTCCTCGTAACGTGCATCAGTTATTAATGGCATCGGCAACAAGCTCCTCTATGGCTTCCAAGGGACTCACATAGAACGGTCCCTTGACGATCTTGCCGTTAACGGTGTGCGTGGGTTTCCAATCGTTGGCATCACAAACAAGGGTGAGTGCCGGTCCGATCAGATCCTCGGTGCCGTCCGCCTTGAGCATGTCTACGAAGATCTCGAATGCCTTTGATGCTGTCTCACTCAGATCGTAGGCCCACCTTCGTAACTCAGGAGGAACGTCAGCGAGTGAGACGAATTTCGACCATGTTCCAGCCCATACGAACAGGAAGTCACAGACCTCCTGAAGCCGGTGAGCTGGGCTTGTGGCGGCAAGGACTTCACCGATCTCCTCGGCAAGCATCTTCGATTCGAGCTTCGGGTCCAAAGCCATAAGGCCGCGATCCTTGTTCCATTTGGCTATCCTCTCGTACGACAGGTCTCTCTCTTTCATCGTCCTTCTCTCCGTATTTGCAGGGACACAACAAAGGCATCCCAAAGAAATTGATCTTGGTTACGCGGTTACAAAAGCTACAGTTACTTTCTGAAGAACTTCCCATGGTATGCAGGTCTCTCCCCGGTTAAGTCTTTGTTCTCAGGGAGTGCATACCCCTGGAAATAGAATGGTGGTTTAGTCCCATCATCGAGACTACCTGTGATCTCCAACAGCTCATCCATGGTGTTTCCTTCAGCGAAGATCACACCCTCATTGATGCCGTCAAATGACACCACAAACGGATACGCCTTGGTGGCAATGATGACGTTCATCAGTTGGACCGAGATCGTCTTGATGTCGAGGACACGCAGGGCAACCCAGTTATCCATCCTGAAGTTGTCATCCGGTCTGGTCCTTGGCTCCAACAGCCTGTGTGGGTCCAGCTTGAGTGCTTCTTGAACTAAATCTTCCACAACTTTCTCTCCTTTCAATGGGTCTCAATGACTCAGTGAGTCTCGGCCCAGTTGTTTCCTATCTTGTATTCCCCATCTAAGGGACACCTGAATTTGAAATGGACACCTGCGTCCACAATGGCTTGCCGTGCGATCTGGCCTGCACGTTCGGCGTGTGCTTCAAGGACTTCGATCTGGAACTCATCGTGAACATTGGCAACAAAGCGGTAGTCAATGCCCGCTGCTTGGAGCTTTTGGTGACAAAGAACCAGCGCCTTCTTCATGATGATTGCCCCTGCTCCCTGGAGGAGAGTGTTAAGGGCAGAGTGAGGAGACCGACAGGGAACGATCCGGCCATCGAGACCTCTGATCTTCCCTACAGTCTTGGCTCTCTCTTGGATGTCTTCGATCAGCTTGGCGATTGCTGGCATTGCCTTCAGGAACTTCTTCCTGAGTTTGGCACCAAGCTTCGCATCACCACCTGCAATGGCTCCAAGGAGGTCATCCCCGGCACCGTACATCCAGGCGTAGAACCACCTCTTGGCTTCCGGCTTGGCGAGGCCTAAGGCCTTCATGTTCCGGCCATGGACATCCGTACCGTCCGCTTTGTTGCCATTGAGGACGATGTCGATGTACTCTCCATCGTCATATCGAGCGAGGTAATGGGCAAGACATCTGGCTTCCAAACCAGAGGCATCACAGCCGACCAGGACGTACCCAGGACTGACCATGAACATGGAGCGACACTCGGTCCCGTATAACGAATCCACGGACGGCACTTGTCCCATGTTAGGCGAGAAGTGGGTCATCCTTCCGGTCACGGCACCGTTTGTATTGATGCTCCCGTGTATCCTTCCGGTCTGCGGGTTGACATACTTGAGCCACGCCTTGTCACCTTCAGCGATCTGGCCGAGGCGTTTGACAACCAGCATGTACTCACCGATCAACTGAGCTTCCGGCCAAGGCAAAGCGGCGAGTATCTCATCGTTGATCGTGGGTTCACCAGTGTTCTCAGTGAATGATGTAGGTTCCCATCCGAACTTCTCTTTGAGAACCCTAGCGATGTGCGGTCTTGAATTTGGATTGAACTCGACCAACTCAATCTTGGTCATAGGTGCTCCAGCCACATAGCCGGATTTCCTATTATCTCGTTTCGGAATGAACTCCCCTTTGCCGATGTACCAGGGAGGAAATGTGTTGTGTAGTTGCTGCTTTAACTCAGTACGCCTGACAGCGAGTTTAGCTGTCAACTCTTCGGCAAGCTTGGTGTTGAATAGGAACCCATTGATCTGCTGCTGTGCTATGATGGTGGCAACTTCATGCTCCAGTTCAAAACACTCCTGCGACAATGGGTTCTTCTTCAGTCGCTCATAGAGCTTGTAGGTAACCTTGACATCTTGGATGCAATAGGTGGACATATCCGGAGTCCAGAAAGCCCAGGCATTCTCTTTCTTGCCATAGCCTCCCTTGAACTCCCCGAGGCGGTAGCCCCAGGCTTCCAAGGAGTGTCTCCCGATGAGCTGACCAGGGAGTTTCCCTGCCCGGAACAGTCCGTAATCGATTGACTTGATGTCGGGATAGACGGCTCTGGCGATCACCATGGTGTCGATGATCAGAGCCTTGGTGGACCACCTTGGATAAAGCTTCTTGATTACAGGGATGTCATAGTCGATGATGTTGTGTCCGCAGATTACGTCTGCTTCGGCAAGCATCTTGAGACCATCTTCTATTGGTCTATTTTCAGGATCGAAGAGGTGTACTGTGTCGGCCTTGGTGTCATAGATGGACAGACAGTGAATCTTGGAGACTCCCCAGTAGAGGTTGTCTGTCTCAAGGTCGAATATGAGGATGGTGTGGTGTCTCCTTTGTTGAAATTCTGCTGAAAGTCTGCTATTACCTGCACCATTAAAACCAACTTTGAGGTAACTATGCTGACTCGCTTATGTTTATTGTTTGCCTGTATTCTCCTTCTCCCCTCATGTGCACCCAAGCTCACCCAGGAAGGCTCTGGTATCCAACTGGTGGACACCAAGGACAACTGCAAGTACATCAGTGTCGTCACTGGTAGCTACGGGAATGGCACCTCAACCGCAGGAGATGCTGAAGGTGCAATGAATGAGGTGCGGAACAAAGCCGCTGAAGCAGGTGGGAATGCGTTGAAGGTTTTGAATATCGATTCAGATCATATGGATACTACAGTTGTCGCAGAGGCTCTGAGGTGCGGCTCCTGATCACTTCCCAAAGTCCATCCAGCCGGTCACAGCTCCCACAGCCGGGACAACCCCAATACCGTGGATGATCTCGGCTTTGTAGGGTGCCTTAAAGTCACAGGATGCCAACTTGTAGATGTTCTTGGTCCACCCGATGAGGACGAAGACCAGGAGGAAGATGTAGACGATGAAGATTGAACTGATTGCTTTCATAAGTGGTTGGTTCCTTTGTTGATTTGAGTTGATTATTTCAGTAGATGGTCGCGATCACCACGAAGGACTCTTTGAACAGATGACAGACTGAACCCGGTTTCATTCACAATTGTGTACTGTGTCTTACCACGCCCCTTGAGCGCAAAAATAGTCTTGATATCTTCATCATTTAGATGCCGCCGTCCTGCTTTGCTACCCTTCTTCTTAGGTGTCACCTCAGGAACATCTGTCTTGAACTCAACAGCGGGAAGTTTGTTCAGGATCAACTCAGTAAGCTGATCGATCTTCTTACCCTGCGCGACAACCATCATCTTGAGTTCCTCATTCTCACCCTTGAGTCTGCGCCACTCCTTGACGAGTGCTGCGGTGAACTCCGGGGAGAGCTGGGCAACCACGATATAGGAGTGATCCTCGGTTACATGGTAGACTGAGATCTCACGCTTGGCCCCTTTACCTACCTCGATCATCTCCTCCATTGGAGTAAATGATATAACCTCCCGATCTGCCAACCTTTCCATGGTTCGCTTAACATTGTCGTGGCGTACCCGCTGCTCCACCGGCTTACCTTCATTGAGAAGTATGACGATGTCTTTACTACTCATGGTCTGCTCTTTCGAGCCGTTGTTTATCAATTCGTTCATCTCTCCTTGACCTCCTTAATGCCATCAATGACCTCCACCAGTTCAAAAGTGACGACCTCAAAGTCATCCTTGTTTCGCCGCCAGTGTTTGAACACTTCCTCTGCGTTGTGCTTCCGTAACCAAAGGCTTCGCCCGTTGTATCCTCGAAGGAACTCCCCGGTCTTCTTGTTGCGGACTCGGTATACGTATTGGACTTGTCTGCTCATCTCGGAAACACTCCTCTAAATTCTTCGTCCATGATGTGGCGGTTGAGACCGTGAACCAGATTCTCCGCTATGTGTCGCATCGGAATATCCCTATACGGATGGATGGACATGTGAGAAGCAACCTTCTGTCCTTTGTGCATAGTGGTGACCTCAATGATCACCTCATCACCGGAATGTCTGAAGTCACCTCTATACCCATACCAGCCGTCCCTAAGGATCACCTTGGCTTCCGCATTCCGGCCAATGGCATCCTCGATAGCTCTGAGTTGTCTTGTTGTGATTTCCATGGTTCTCCTTTAGAAGTCAGGGTTATCCTGCATGGTGAGGCAAATCTTGACGCCACTGAAGAACATCACGGTCGGCCAATGTTCACCCTGCCTCACCTTTGGGGAGACCCTGGCAAACCTGAATCGGTTGGTTTCCCTGATGAACTCAATGGACTCCTCTCTGGTAAGCTGGATCTCCTTGATTTGTTTGTTGTTGTTCACAGCGTTCTCAAGTTCATCAATGATCTTCTCAATGATGTCTTTCTCGTATATGACTTTCATCTTTTTGATATCCTTATTAAAACAAAGGGTGCATGGATCTCTCCACACACCCTGGTTTGATTACTGGTTAACGATTATAGACACCCATGATCAACTCATTGATCCGCTTGGCATCCTTCTCGCCACCCATGATATGGAATACTTCCGAGCCATCATCCTCGTTGTCGATGATCAACATGGGTTCACCAGAGCAAGCCTTGCGGACCTTGAGGGACTCGCCAGAATACTTGCCGGTGAAGGTGACAGGTTTCATGGAGCACCCGGAGACAACATCCATGATGGTCTGGGTGATAGCCTCGGCTTCCTCAACACCGTTCACATGGAAGGACACCCGCTTCACACTGTCCTCATCTTCGACCCTGAGGAAGAGCAGAGGACATCCGCAGCAGGACATTGCAACTTCGAGGGATTCGCCTTTGGCACCACGGAATTCTTTGGAGGACATGGTCACCTCGGTTTCCTCTTCAACCACCACTTCAGGAGTCGGCTCGATGAACTCTGCAACCCAGCTCGGTTCCCAGCTCCAGCTATGAGCATTGAAGATCGACTGCGGTACTTTCGTGTAAGGGATTTCCATCAGCTCACCACTGAGGAAGAACGGAATCATCTCCTCAACGATGATAGGATGCTGGCCGATCCTGGTGATCTTGCCTTCACCATCGACGGATACAGGTGCTTTGGTCTCATTGATGATGGTTTCGAGGGACTTGAGGACTACTTTGATATTCTTGGACATTGTGTTTCTCCTTAGATATAGTTGTGTGTTAGGTATAGTATGAATTAACTGCTTGATTATGCGTTCAATTGTTTTATTCCAAGCATCTCACAGAACCACTTCTGTCCAGCCTCGGTGAAATGGGCCGATATGGTGCCGTCAGTCTTCGACTTGACATCCCTGAAGTAGCCCAGGTCGTAATACTTGGTGAATGGTTGAAGGGAGCCTTCCGGCAATACGCCCATCTCAACCAACTGCTTGACGATCAGGGTGGACCCGGTATCCAATGGGTTGTCCACGCGATCCTTGATCTTCTTGCCGAACTTACGGATGTTGATGGTCTTTGTGGTGCATCCCTCGAAGATGTCCTTCCGCTTGGGAAAGGACGGATCGTCAACGATGATCTGTGTAGCGATCTTCCCGGTGAGTGATGGCACAGGCGGCTCCACGGTCACCACAGGGTTACTCATGATGAGCAAGGACTCCATGATGAGACTGAGGCTCTCCATGATCTGCCTGTTGATCTCAACCTGCTCCTGGATGAAGGACTCCATGGGTGTCGGTTCTTTCGGCAGTTGCTGCTTGATTTGGTCTTTCAAATCCATATGTTACTTCTCCTTTATAGAAGCTTTAAAAGTCTTCGTTCGTGAAGTTCTCTTGTTTCGCTTGGCCACCTTTGGTCTTCCCTTTGCCTTTCTTGAAAGCTCCAGGGATCTGGCCTGCATATGCCTTCATACGACCTGTGAACTGGTTGTAGATGACCGAGTCGGCCACGCCTGTGTCACCTATGTCGCGGTCCTTTAGCAACCGAAGCAGGGCAAGGTTCTTGTTCTCGCCTTGTTGATCACGCTCAAGGGAAATGACGATATCTGATAACTGCTCAAGTGATCCAGAGCCACGCAGGTCAGACAAAGATACTTCCTTCCCAGTGTTGTACGACTCGTCGCCTGGAGGTCTCTTAAGGTGGACAATGGCTAGAAATCCGACACCCGTTTCATTGATCAGTGTTCGCAGTCTGGTCATCAGGCGGTCGATGATCTTCCTTTCTGACTCATCGCCATCCTCGCTGTCTGAAACGACAATCGAGATGTGATCCAGTATGACCCATCGCACACCCAAGCTGACTACCATGTACCGAATCTTGGAGAGCAGGTTGTTGATTGCTGTAGATCCCCAATGGTCGTAGATCCAGAACCGTCCGTTGTTCAGAACAGCATCAAATGCCTCCTTCCTTTCAGTCGGAGTTGCTGCGTTGATGTTGACATGAAGTGGCTTGCTGAGGTGCAGGCCAACCCAAAACTTCGCGGTCTTCCTTTTGTTCTCTTCGAGGGCAATGACACCAACAGTCTCCTTATGGTGCATAAGAAAGTGATAACCAATCTCCCTAGTGAGGGTGGTCTTACCAATGCCTGATCCAGCCGTAACGATTATCAGTTGACCAGGGCGTAACCCTTGGAGTTTACTGTTGAGGATAGGAAAGGGGATACTAAGACCTGGGGCAGTCTCTTCGTTAAGAGCGTCCCATAGATCTCCACCTGAGATGATCCCATCGGGCCGATATTCGTTCGGCTCATAGATTGCTTTCGTTAACCGGACTCCTTCCCCGGCAACCAGCATCTCATTGGCATCTTTGAAGTCTCCCATGTTGATCGTGTAGGCCTTACCAACCGGGAGGATCTGGGCTACCTGATGCAGTGCTTCCTGCCCAGGTTCATCATTGTCGAAGGCCAGGATGACCTTCTGGAAGCTGTTGACGTACTCAAGCCTACGCTTGAAGCATGGTAGGGCGGTCTTGGAACCTGATGGGATTGAGACGACTGGGATCTTCAAATCCGTACACTGGGCAATCGACATGGCGTCTATTGCTCCCTCTGTTACCACCAGGATTCTTCCTCCTTTCGGGAACAGATGTTCTCCCCAAAAGCCAACTCCTTTGCTGTCTCCTATCCATCCGAACTCCTTGTCCGGGTAGCGAATGTGCTGTGCCACCCTCCTGTTATCTTTATAGAAATTCTCTACGTGAACTGGCTGTCCATTGTAGGTTCCTACGCCATAGCCATAGAACTCACAGGTTTTCTTTAATAGCTTTCGCTTCGTAAGTGCCTGGATCTCTGACTGAATTAACTCCGAGTCACCCACTTGCACCTCCTTTTCGTTGTTGAACGTGACATGCCCACAACCGAAGCAGTAACTGTGGCCATCCGAGTAGACTGAGTTGGCATCAGACGAACCACAGTTGCTGCATGGTGTGTGATAGAGGAACGCACTATCACTGGCGTACATGGTTACTTCCCGAGGAACTCACGGAGCTTACGGGCGGTAGCCACTGCTGCTTTGATCTCGGTCTCGGCGGCAACTCTGTCTGCTTTCGCCTTGTCAATGACACTTAAGGCAGCGATCTCAGCGTCCTTGGCGATTCCGGCCATTGAGATGTGGTGAGCTTTGACCTTCTCAAGATCCGCATGGACCTTATCGAATACGGTCAGGGCCGAGGAAACCGTGGTCCTTACGAAAGGGAGGTAGTCTTTGGCCTTGGTGAAGAGGGCGACTGCAACTTTGAGGATTTTATTCATGAGGTTTCAATCTCCTTAATTCTATGATTTTATTGAATGATTGTTCGAACAGAGGCTCCTTGATCCAAGTCATAGGAATCAAACGGTTTGCCCATTTGAACCCATGCTTCTCTGCCCACATCGCGTAGGTGGTCTTGGAGCCTGCGTAGAGTTTCTGCCGGGAGTTGCTGAACACGAAACGGATCTCAAGTTCAGGGTGTAGTTCCTTCACAAGAAGGTGCTTCTGACGATCTGCTGAACTGAACTCGCCTTTGGTCTCAATGATGATCCCGTTGGCCAGGGCAAAATCAGGTGTGTAGGTGCGCTTCTTGGCAGGTTGCTGGAAGGGTATGCGGAAATCCTCGTAGGCGTATGGGATGCCATTTTGGTCGAGGAAGTCCGCATTGAGATCTTCTAACCCTGAACGATGTGCGTCCGCTTTGGTGTGGACACGGTATCGTCGGGTCATAGATTAGAAATCACCGTTTGCCGGGACTTCACCACCTTTGCCTTCGAAGGGATTCTCAGGTTTCTCACGAACGAACCCATCGCCACTCGGAGCGAATCCATAGGAGGACGCTGATGCAGACGATGTGGACAGTTTGTGGATCATGACGGCCTTCAGGTCAGTCGAGATGCCGTACTTATAGAAGGGCTTATTGTCGAGACCCTTGGATTCCATGCAGTACGGACGGTCGGCAGTGAAGGACACCTGGATCAGCGATCCGGCACCGATCATCATGCCTTTGCGGTCTTCCATGGAGATCGGGTTACCGGCTGAGTCGAACAGGTCAACATTGAACTCGAAGACCTTTCCATCGGACTTGCGGATGACCTTGGCAGGCATGGCGAAATTGAAGGCGATGTAGCCATTCTCCTCGCCGGTCTCCATGTCCTCCTCGCGGGACCAAGGTGTGACATCGACCAGCTTCTGCTTCTGTGCCGGTTTCAACTGGGAGGTAGCTGCGGCCTTCTTGTCGGCCAGGAGTGCATTGAAGACTGCTTTGAAGGCTTCTGCTTCCGGCGTGTTGTCTTCCATCGCACACTTCACCGAATACTCACCGTTCTCCTTGTAGGTGGTTGATGGGGTGATCAAGTACGCATAACGGACGATCATGATGGGGGATACGATTGTTTCTTTTGCCATTGTGTAGATAACTCCTCTTGATAGGTTTTACACGTTAACGTGTTGTTTAAGCGAAAAAGTAAAGGGACTCCCGCACCTTATTGAGGTCCAGGGAACCCATCTTTGGCACCTCTGGTAGGCTCTCGTACACCTCAGGAGGCAGTTGCTCCCTGAGTTGCTCCTTGAATTCTGCCAGAATGTTACCTGAGTACATCTCAATGAATGTCTCTCTTAACGTCTTGTTCATCTTCTCCATCTCCCCCGGACTACATCCAAATGAATCATGGATGAACGCGAAGTTGGTTATCCCGTTCTCCGCACATTTATTGACTGTGAGGACTAGATGAGACGCATCCAGTGAGTGGATGAAGTTTGGTGCGATGCCTGCTTTGCTCTTCGATACTGACGGCATGTCAGTGTCCACCGATACATTCAGGCGCACCCTGGTTGACCCGTGGAAGGTATTGACCCTCTCGGTCTTCGGCTCGTAGTAGGTCTGATGAATCACCATGCCAGATGGAGCAACCCATTTCAGGATATGCCCTGCTTTTGCCGTGATATCGGCCACCTCTCGGAACCATTTCATTGCCTCTGCTGCCTTTACGACAACCTTGTTGATTGCGTCGAGGCTTACCTTGGCCATGTACATGGTGGCCTTGGCGTAGTTGGTATTATCAGTTATGAATACCTCTCCTTTTGACCTCCTTTTCTCAAGTTCATCACATAGTTGCTCAGAGAACCCATAGACGGTCGCGCTATAGGCGAAAGTCATAGTAGGTCTCTTGGCAATCCCTCTATCGATCCTACCGTTCCATATTGCGGCCAAGGGATTCTCGGTATCCTTAGCCACGATCTTGGATGCCTCTTCAGACACCTTCATGTAGACATCTGAAGGCTTCTCATGGGGTTCAAGGTTCACATAGTATCCACCAATCTCATCACGGAGCATGGCGCTATAATGTTGCAATCCTGAACAACTCCCATCCACATTGATGGGGAGGTGAGACACGAAGGAGTCCCCCTCTTTGGCATACCCGCGCCAGTTATGGCAGAACGCCAGGAACATGAATGGTTCATCTGCTTGCATCCAGAACCGCTGCCCATCTAATGGATTCTCAGCACTGTCGGTGATTAAAGCGGTATTATCCTTCACCCACTGGACGCGATCAGCGAAGCTGATCTTGTCTTTGCCGAAGGTATTGGCTCCATGGATGGCCAGCCAATAGGCTCCTCGGTCACCGAGTGGTTTCCCGTTGGCGAACTCAAGGAGAGCCTTGCCGTTAGCGTCAGCTTGGCAGTTCAAGTACGGCTGGAGTGGATAGATCCTTCCTCGCCAATCAGTGTTGTAGCAGAAGAAGATCTCTTTCTCGTCCTTGAACCGATCAGCAGTCCACAATTGCCAGTAAAGTGTGGATCGTTTAGACTTGGTTCGATGCCATGCGTCATACTGAACCGCGCAATCAACCTTCCACTGTTTGATCCTCTCCGGATGGGTAATGCTGAGTTCATGGAACTCCTCCTCGGTTGTCCAAAACTTCTCAGGGATGGTCATCTTCACATCGTTTTCAGGAAGCCCAGCCAAAGCATGTTCCCTACATATTTGCATCACCTCCAACACATCCCTATTGATTCTATACGGCGTGTCTTGTAGGGCATTTAAGGCGTTGTAAACGGTCATCATTGATTCAGCCTCTTTCAAAGCTCTGATTACCTCTTTATGTTTTGATCTGACCGCAGGTATCTTATATTGGCCAGCACAGCTCAAGAACCCACCAGAGTACATAGATTCCCAGTGAGCAGGTTTGACAAGCATCGGAAGAAACTGAACAGACAACTCAGCACATTGTTGGTGGGCATTCTCAAGCCACTGTGCAGCTAATGGTGACACTTGGAGATACCTCTGGGTCTTGGCTCCGGTGCCTTTCATTGTCAATTCAAAGACATCAACCGCCTCAACCAGCTTGTAGATGAGAAATGAGCCTAATTGTGTTGCGGCCGCAGAACCACCTTTCAAAGGGTAGATCGGAATCTCCTTCTTACCCATATGGTTGCGAAGGACGTTTATCTTATAAGACACACTCTTACTGTTCATAGTTTCCTCGATTGCCTTGACGTATCCAGGCATCTCCTTCTTGAAAACCATGTAGTCAAGATGCATCCGGATGTTCTTAGCAACCCTATGGGCCATCACAACAAGGCTCGTAGGACGAATGATCTCAAGACAAGTCTTCATCACGATGAACGCTACAGCCTCAGGTCCGGCATCCACAATGGTCTTCCGAGTTGCAAGGTAGGCAGGCGGTCCCATCTTGTGGTTCATACAGTGTTCACGAATGGTGTCAGCCAGAGGGATCAAGCACTTTCTGAGTAGGTAATTTTCTGGTGAAAGTGTGGTCACATCTCCGCGCTCAATCACTCTCCGTTGACTCGATATGTAATTATTGATGCCGATGTTGACGGCGAGTTCTTCATTCTCAAACTGTCTTTCGATGAGTGTTTTCATTTCAAATCCTTCTTGAGTAAACGTTAGCGTGTATTAATAGAGAAAAGTGGTACATAGTACACCGCTGTAATCAGTGCAACAGAATTCGCTTGGTTTCTCTTAAGAGAGGGCATGTAATGACACCAACTGGATGGAAAGTGTCGATGCAGGCGTCACCAAATAAGCGGACGCTTGGTTTCTCTTAAGAGAGGGCATGTAATGACACCAACTGGATGGAAAGTGTCGATAGGGAGAAGGAGGAGTATATCTCTATATTGGAAGGAGGCTACCTATGGATGACTATAGTGACCATCAGCCTACCATAGGTTACCTATTAGTCTATAAGGTTTTCCCACCCTCTCTCTTAAGAGGGGGCAGTAGTCACTTCGAGAGATTAGATAATGCTCCATTTTCAGAGCCAAAATGCAGGCTTTAAAAAGTGGTGTCACCAAGGCGTCACCAAGTTTCTAACAAAAAAAGGAGCTACCCATTTCTGAGTAACTCCTTAATTCAACTACAAATGGTGCGAGAGGGGGGAATCGAACCCCCACGCCTAAGCGCTAGATCCTAAGTCTAGT